TAAATAGTCAATTGCAAAAATAATTATTATTGATGTATCAATTATAAAAAACGGCTGAACTGATAAGTCTATCTTATTGCATAATTCAAGGATTGCAAAACCAATTGATATTATTGCTAATACAATAATTATTAAATCATATGCAGCTATTAAATTTTGATGTTTACTTGAATTAGAATTAATAATTGTAATGTCACCTCATTTACTGTCCGTTTTTCTGTACTCAATTAGAATATCTAAACAAATATTCTAAAAAATCATTGACAAACTAAAATTTACCCATTATAATTAAAATATAAGAACAATTGTTCAAAACATAATTATAAGGATTTGATAATATGACGGAAGAAATTAAACAACAACTCGAAAATCTCACTGAAAAACAACTAAAAAGTATACTTGATGCAATCAATTCTCTTGCATCTGATTAATTAACAAAAGTATGGTTTCCTGCTTTTCTTTTGGCAAAGCTGACAACTTTATAATAATTTCAGCTATAAGCTTATCCTTTTCAGAGGGTAGGCTTTCTTTTTGTTCATTTCCAAGCAAGTAGTCGGTTGACACATTGAAATATACAGCCAATAATTTAATATTTGCTATTGATGGTTGCTGCAATTTCTTTTTCCACTGGCTAATTGTAGCTTGCTTAATTCCAGTCGCCTTTGAAACAGCTGAAGCGGTTGTATTATTTTGCTTAATCAATCTAAATATATTGTCTATTATATCCAAAACAATAACAACTCCTTTGTAAAAAATAAACAAAAATTACTATATCGTAATTTTTTGATGATAAAATCGTTGACTTATTACGATTTCGTAACTATAATAAAAATATAGACAAAAGTTGATATAAAACAACAAGCCTTATGAAATACCATTTTCAAAAAGCTAAAGTCATGTATTATATTGCCTCAATAACTTTATAATACTACAATTTGAAAATTTTGTCAACAATTGTCTATAAAAATCAGCAAAAGCACTAAAAGGGGGTGATATTATTTATGCAAATTTAATAGCCGAGGTGAAAAAGCAAATGTATTTAAAAAGTGTGGAGCTCGGCAGAAAGTACACTTATGCAGATTTAGCAAGGGATTCGGGATATGCTGAAAAAACTATTAGAAGATTTATGAGTAAAGGCGAAAGCAAGTTTGTTGCACCCTCAATAGCCAAAGCATTAAATATTGCTTTATAGACACGCAAGTGACAACCAATGCCAAACATATGATAATTGAGGTGATTTTTATGCCACGAGGAAAAAACAGAGTACATCCAAGAATTGTTGAGAGGATTATCCCCGATTTAGCACCTGAAGAGCGGGCGAGAAGAATTGAGCATTTCTATGATGTCTGGGCAAAGGTTTCTGAAGCAAAAAATTATGCTGGTTGCAAATTTGACACAGAAACAAACACAATTACGAGATATTGGAATTGTGATTAAAAAAAACGAGGAAGTTTAATTTTAGGACAAGCTTTCGCAGTAGAATTCAGAATTAAAGGAGAATGTTGAGATGAACGGAACGATAAAAACTAGAGCGGACTATATTAATGCGTTTTTGTCAATTTGCGAAAAAAGAATGATTGCTGAAGCTGTAATGCAAGGGATAAGAAGCTATAACAGCGATAAGAAAAACGGAAAAGTGGGGTATAATTCACAGGGGTTTCATGTTGCTAGTGCTGTTTTGTGGAAAGCTTTTTATTGCATGGAGGTTGATTGCTTGGAGGTAATGAAAGAAATAGCAGAAAAAACCAATCTAGACGGTTGGTGCAATTCTTTAAATGAGTATTTTGACGAATTTGTTAAACGAATGATTTTAAGAATTACAAATCTTCGAGTTAGAGATTTTGATTAAATGAAAGGAAGTGTAAAATGCTGATTAAAATAATTTTTATAGCGATTATCTGTACTAAAATTTTAATTGCAACAGGGAAAAAGCCAACAGAGGAAGAAATATGGCAAGATTACAGTTATAAAGATTAGGAGGTTAAAACTATGGCTTTTACAATAGTAGTATTTTTTATGATTTTCGGGAATTTTTTAATTGCTGTCGGCGGGTGGTATTTTTTCGACCGAATTATCCGTAAAGCCTATTGCAAACGCAAGGGGATTAAGTGGCAGGCGAGAAATTTATGAGCAACATATATAGCCTTGTGGGCGTTACTCTAGATATGCAAAATGGCGAGTACATAGTATCCTCGGTACAGAACGGACAGAATTTAGAGTTTAAAACTCCAAACCCGATTATGGCTTTGAATTATTTTACAGGGCAAATAAATTATGTTTTGGCAAAAAGATTAAGCAAATATCTCGGCAGTCAAGGAAAAAACAAATATACAGGGTGCGACCAGTTAGAGCTGACTTGCCACGAGTGCAAAAAATTGGGGGAAAATATCACAAATAATTGCCCTTTGAATTTAAAGGAGGACGAACAAATTGAATAATGACGAAAAGTGCAAAGATTGCATTTTTGCAGTCAACTGCGAAAACTGTCGAGGTGCGTTTTGCTGCCCTTGCTGTTATTGCAACCATAATACCAAGCCATGCAATATGCAAAATCCTATCACAAATAATTACATAACAAAGGAGGATTGCAAAAATGCAAAACGAGAATAGCAATCTTAATTATTTACAGCTTAACCAAAAATACGGATTTTTGGCTGAAAACACAATTTTTACAGTTAATCAATCATATAGCTATGTAATTAATATTTTTGATAAGAGATTTGCGGAAATGTTGAGTGCATACAAGAAAAAATATAATATATCTAAAATCTATCCAATGTCGGATGAAGAGCGATATGAATTTGAAAATCTTATTTTTAAAATGCTCGACAAGGCAAAAGAAAAACAGCTTATCCCCACCGTCGAAAGTTATGGATAAGCTGCACTAATTACAGTCAAAATGACTTTAATTTATTATATCACAAAAAATGGATAATGTCAAGCAAAATTGGGGTTCGGACGAGCCTTTTGTAACTTGATAAAGATATTAACTTACCGACCATATTTTAAAAAAAACAGGAGTAAAAAAACCTATGGCTTACATTGAAAAAGTAACCATAGCTGGCAAGGTAAAAGAAGTCGAAAAATATTTTTCGCCAAGATATGGGAAATTAAATATTCCAAGAAGTCAGAATATAAATAGTTCCCCTGAGGCTGTTAAAAAAGTAAACGAGCGTCAGGCAGAAACAAAACTCCGTAATTTGATAAATGCCAATTTTGGTTACAAGGATATTCACCTTGTCTTGACTTATAGAAAAGAGCTTCGTCCGTTACCTGAACAGGCAAAAATATATCTTGATAAATTTATGCGTGATTTGCGAAAGCTTTATAAGAAAAAAGGCAATGAACTCAAATACATATCAGTAACCGAATTTGTCAGCAAATCAATTCATCACCACTTGATTATTAACAAGCTTGATGATTTAAGTGAGCTGATGGACTTGTGGCAATACGGACAACCTCGCCCGACTTTTCTTTACAACACAGGGGAATATTCCCAGCTTGCCAGCTATTTGATAAAAGAAACAAGCAAAACATTTAATTCAAACGATAAAATATACGGAAAGAGGTGGAACGCAAGCAGAAACTTAGAAAAGCCAAAAATTACAAGGCATTTAATTCACAGAAAAGAATGGAGAAAAGAGCCAAAGGACACAAAAGACTGGATTTTGGATAAAAACAGCCTGTACAACGGATTTCACGAAGTAACAGGCTATGAGTATCAATTTTATTCAATGGTGAGGAGGGAATAAATGCAACAAACAATTAGCGAAAGCCTTGAACAGCAATTTCTTTTCCGCTGGGCAACATTTGCAAGTGGAATATATCCCGAGCTTGATTTGTTATATCACATACCAAACGAGGGCAAGCGTTCAAAGTCAACAGGGGGCAGATTAAAAGCTGAAGGATTAAAGTCGGGAGTACCTGATATATGCCTTCCGGTTGCTAGAGGGAAATATCATGGCCTTTACATAGAGCTTAAAAAAGAAAAAGGCGGAGCAGTTTCCGCTAATCAAAAAATATGGTTATCTCAGCTTACTCATCAAGGCTATTATGCAATTATATGTCATGGCTGGGAGCAGGCAAAGAACGAGATTGAAAAATATCTTAATTTAAATAATGGAGGTTAAATAATTATGGAAATACCAGTATGTAGATTTTGTGGGCAAGTGCGTACATCGGGTTTTAGCTTTGAAACAGCCGATGAAGCTATTGAAGAGGCAACGCTAAATTGCGAATGCGACGAGGCACATACATACCAAACAAGGATAGCATATTTTGAAAGGGCTAAGCGAGCAATTGAAGAAAAATTTTCGGAGGACTATATCAAAACTTTACTACTTGAAACAGTCCAGCATATTTATGACGGGAAACTTGAAGGAATAACCCTAAAAATTGATGGTGAAAATACAGTTAAAATTTCACAAGATAGCAAAGGAAAAATTTTTGTTATTAAATTATTTAGCACAGGAAGTAAAATACAACTTTAATTTAAAAATTATGGAGGAATGACAAATGTATAATCAAGCATTAGAAAAAATCAACAAAGAACTCAAAGAATTCAAAGGCGATAAATACGCAATGGTTATGAAAGACCGTTGTAGCGAGGCTTTAATAAATTTCTGTCAGCAGGACGAGGAATTCGCACAGGCAGTAGTTCAAACAGACAAAACTTTTTCCGACTGTATGATTGAGGTTGTTAAAAAAATCAAAGGCAATAGCGGGATTTCCGATCTTGACGCTTTTAAGGAAATCGTAGCTTTTTACTTCCCAGGAGCGGGCATTAATTTCAGCATGACAATTGACCTCTGTGCAGGTGTAAAGAAAAATATCACCGTTTCGCAGTCGAATGCACCTGAAAAGAAAACCGCCCTCAATATCAGCCTCGACGATTTATTCGACTTTTAGGGGGTGGGGGTATGAATTTCAAAGAGCTTTGCAAAATGCCGTTACTTCCACCGCCCGAAAATTTCCCTCAGCCTAGAACGGTTACAACACACAAAAGCGAATATGGTTATACTTACAAAAAAGACACCAATAATTACAACTATCAAGCTGAAATAGCAGAAGAAAATATGCTTGTTGTGACGGTTTATTATGGGGACAAGTTTTCACACAGAATATTTCAAAACAAAGAAAACTGGCTTAATCAGATTGAGGGAAACACTTCTCCATCAAAAGCAATGACTTATAATATTGGCTCAGGCTCTTATGGAAAAGTATTTCACTCAATGAACAACGCTGATAAAGTCATATGTAGCTGGCTAAAAAAGCACTGGTGGGAAATTAAAGATTATAAAAAATCAGAGTCGTATGGAGCTTTTAGCTACAAAAACGGATATGAATTGCTTGGAAGCTTTCAGCAACATATTCGCCGTGAACAGCTTGACAATAAGCACAATAAAATTAGGAACGAAATTGACAATGTAATGCTTGAAATAAAGCCGATACCAAAAGCGTTCGTTAATTTTTGTGAAAGGAAGATTTCAAAAGATTTTGCCTATATTTTCTTTAACAATGAAACCAAAACAGGCGAATGCAGTTGTTGCCATAAGGTTGTTAATCTAAAAAGCAAGGCAAAACATAATGCCATCGGGAAATGCCCAAACTGTCACAATAGAGTGACTTTCATTTCATCAAAACGCTGGCGAAATATGAACAGATTTAGCAAAGATAATTCTTGTGCTTTTCTACAACCAACAAGCAACGGCTTTTGCGTGAGAATATTCAATGTTAGTAAAACCTTTTATGCTAAAAATTATCAAGGCTCAACAGAATACAAAACCTATGTAGCATTCAAAGGCGAAAACTACTTTTCAAAAATAAACCTTGACGAAAAAGAACGCAGTTTCTTTGATTTTAAAGGCAGACCAACAAAATGTTTCAGCTGGGGTGATTTTCTTCAAACGGGGAATTATTGTTGGTGCAATGGCGGAGGATATTCAAATGGATGGGATATGTGGGTATATACAGGAACTCTTGATTCTATTAAAAAACAAATACCTGAAATTAAGTATATTCCACTTGCAAAAATATTAAAAGCTGGAACACATAATCCAATGAGTATTATAAAAAATTCAATTGAATGCCCATTTATTGAATACACATGGAAGCTTGGCTTTAAAAATATTTCCTCACAACTTTTACACCGAAACAGCTACTATTCAAAAGATGTCCTTAATTGGAACGGGAAGAACATTTTTGAGGTTTTGAAAATTGACAAACAGGATTTAAAGCAACTCATAAAGCTTGATGTAAATTTGAGCCAACTTGACACTTACCACACCATTAAGCAACATATCCCTCTAATTGACTGGAATTCATATAACTGGGTGCTTAAAAATAATGTTTATTTAAAGTCAATTGAAGATATTCAGAAAACAATAACACTTTCAAAGGCTATAAATTATTTTGAAAAGCAACATAAGCAGGATTATTTATCACAAGCAGGCATTAATCCTCCTAAAGACGAGGAAAGCAACAGAAAGCTTAAAGAAATTATTCGGGACTGGTTGGACTATATTGAAGAATGCGAAACGCTTGAATATGACCTTGCTGACATAGCAGTTATTTTCCCAAAGAATTTAGAATCAGCACATCAGCGAACAATGGAGCTTGTAAAAATTTTTAATGCAAAGGATAGAATTGAAATGTGTCAAAACCAATTTAAAGAACAAGCAATAGCTTTAAAATTGCTTAAATTTGAAGATAAACAATTTATCATCAGAGCAGTTGAAACTCCCGAGGAATTAATCAGAGAGGGTGCAGTTTTAAGCCATTGTGTTGGTGGGTATATGGAGCGTCACGCAGAGGGAAAGCTGAATATTTTTGTTATCCGACAGATAGACAAGCCAGATATTCCTTTCTACACGCTGGAGCTTTCAACCGATTTTGAAATAATTCAAACAAGGGGCTTTAAAAACAAATCAGCCACAACAGAAGTTAATGCTTTTATTAAAAAATGGAAACAGCACCTTGCAAAGCTTAAAAACAAGCAAGAAAGGGTAAGAGTGACAGCATAATGTGGGAAAGTATGAACAAAACCGGAGTATATAAATGCCCGTACAGTATGCAACCTGAAAACTATTCGGAGAGCCGAACTTGCTATATCAGATGTGCAGGACACGAAAGTCACAAAATGTATAGTGGCGAAGCTAGTAATGTCATTGAAAAATTTTGCGACGGAGATTTTGAAAACTGTAACCATTACAAAAAATATGAGGAGGACAAACAAATGTCAAAAATTCAAGAATATTCAGAGGAAAACCAGTTAAGCATTATAAAAGCCGAGGAAAACACAGCGGTTACCAACAGCTATAAAAAAGCGTATTCAATTCATATTGAGGTTAAAACCAATGGTGAGCTTGCTGAAAAAGCGTTGCTGAATATGTGCAAGGGGTTAAAGCAAATTCGTGACGAGGAACTTTTCAAGGAACTCGGTTACACCAGCTTTGAGGATTATGTTGAAAACAATGGCGATTATTCCATTAAGTCAAGACAGGCTTATACATACATTTCAACCTATGAAAAATTAGGGCCAGCCGTTTTGCAATCGAATGCAAATGCTGGAATTACAAAGCTTTCACTTCTTGCTGAAGTTCCAGGATATGAGCGTGCTGAATTTTTAGAAAACCACGACCTTGAAAACGAATCCGTTTCTCAGTTAAAAGCTGAACTTGAAAAATACAAGCAAAAAGCTGAACAACTTGACTTTTTTGAAGAGGAAAAGGAAAAAGCAAAAATCACAGCCGAAACTGCTGAGGAACAATTAAAAGTTGCTCTTGAAACGAAACAAGAATTTGAAGATAGGCTTTCTCAGATGAAACAGTATTATGAGGATAATCATAAAAAACTTCATAATGAACTTGCCGAATTAAAAGCAAAACCAGTTGAAGTAGCGGTCGCAGAGCCTTCTGCAGAACAGATTGCAGAAATTAAAGCACAGGCTACCGCTGATGCACAAGCCGAGTTTGACCTTGAAAAGAAAAAACTTGCCGAAGAAAAAAACGAGCTGAATATTCAACTAAAAAAAGAATTTGAAGACAAGCTTCAATTAGAACATCAAAAAGCTGAACAGGAAAAGCAGGCTCTAGAGAAAAAGCTTAAAGTCGGAACGGCTGACGAAAGCCTAATTGCGTTTAAGTTATATTTTGCCAATGTTCAAGAGGATTTTAAAAAGTTTATTGGCGTAATTGACACTGTTGAGGATATTGAAACAAAGGCAAAATTCAAGGGTGCAGTTGTCAAGTATTTGAATATGATGCTTGCCGACCTTGAAAGCGAGGTTAAATAATAATGCCACAAGCTTTATTAATCAGCATTCACGAAAAATGGTCCAAGCAAATTTATTTAGGCAGAAAAACTCTTGAGATAAGAAAAACGGCTCCGTTTAAAAAAGCAGAGCAACAAATGCCATTCACCGTTTATATGTATGAAAGCCTTTCATCAGGGGGAGCAGGACTTATAACAGGCGAGTTCAAGTGTGATTGCATAATTACCACCGATTATTATGAGGCCTTTGTCGAGGGCAGTGGGCTTGATTTCACCGATTTAGTTTTTTATGCAAAGGGCAAAAATCTCACAGCATTGCATATCAAAAGTTCAACAAAATATGATAAACCTTTGAAGCTTTCGGACTTCGGTTTAACCCGACCACCTCAAAGCTGGCGATATGTAAATAAAATTTAGGAGGAATAACAAATGAAAATTACAGAAGTAAAAATTAGAAAGCTTATTTTCAACGAAAAGCCAATGAAAGCAATAGTTTCAATAGTGATTGATGATGCAATCGCAATTCACGACATTAAGGTTATTGAAAAAAACGGAGATCAGTTCGTAGCCTTCTGTTCTCAAAAAGATAAACAAGGCATCTATCGGAATATAGTCCATCCAATGAATGAAACTGCACGAGCAGAAATTGAACAGGCAATATTTGAAGCTTACAAAGAGGCTTATGACGAATATGTAATAACTCATGCAGATTGCTAAAATCACAGCGGAAAAGGAGGTCATAATTTGACTAAAAAAGAATTATCACAGTTGTTTTATTTAAACAGAGAAATAAAGCAACTCCAGCACAAAAAACAATTGCTCGAATCTGATTTAAAACAGCTTAACACAACGGTGGGGTGTGTGCAAGCTTCACAAATGCAAATTCCATTTAAGTTGCATAGCGTAAAAGTCGAGGGTATTGCAATAACCGACCGTAAAAAATGGCTTAAAATCAAGGCAGAACTTACAGATGTTAAAAAGCTTATTGAATTAAAATCTGAACAGCTTGTTTGCAAATACAACAGGCTCAACCGTTACATACAATCCGTTGATGACAGTTTAATCAGACAAATTTTAGAGCTAAGATTTATTGAAGGTTTAAACTGGAATAAAGTTGCTGACGGTATTGGGGGCAACAACACTGAGGATAGCATAAAAAAAGCGTGTTATAGATTTTTAAAATCAAATGAATATTGATATAAAAATTTGTAAAACTAAATCTGAGGTGATAAAAATGAGCGAACAAAATAAAAAGAAAAGCACCAAAAACAATAAAAAAGAGGATGGAAAATTTCATTCAAAACACATTAATCACAATCCTCAAGCCGAAAGTGCAAGGGTAAAATTCGGAGTTGACGATAAAAGTTTTGAACAATAATATTTGTCCTATATGTCCCGTTTTTTTATGTTATTATTATAATTAGCAAAGTATAAATAATTTTAACCGCCTAGCCCTTGCAAAAGTGAGGACAGGCGGTTCTGCTTTGCAACAAGGAATTTCGCACTAATTTACCGATATAGTTACCAACGAAATGGAGGTAACTAAAAAATGGAACTCAACAAAATTTACAACACAGATTGTATTTTTGGAATGTCACAAATTCCCGACAAAAGCGTGGATATGATTTTATGCGACTTGCCTTACGGCATCACAGGGTGTCGTTGGGACAGCATTATTCCATTCAGTCTTTTGTGGGAACAGTACGAACGCATAATTAAACCAAATGGAGCAATTGTCCTTACATCAAGTCAACCATTCACAACCGAGCTTATCAACAGCAACCGCAAGCTTTTTCGCTACTGCTGGTATTGGTTGAAAAACCAAGTCACAGGCTTTCCATTCGCAAAATTTCAGCCACTTCGGTGCGTTGAAGATGTCTGCGTATTTTACAAGAAAATGTCTACATACAACCCGCAAGGGCTAATAAAGCTTGATAAGCCAAAGCACAGCAAGAAAAATGCCCGACAGGATTTTGTTTATAACGCAACCACTTTGAGCAACGAGTTTGTCACAGCATACACAAATTATCCTCGCCAAACTTTGGAATTCAAATGCCAGCGTGATGGACTTCACCCAACGCAAAAGCCAGTCGCATTGTTTGAGTATCTTATCCGAACATATACCAACGAGGGCGAGCTGGTGGTGGATAACTGCATGGGGAGTGGAACAACCGTCGTCGCCTGCATAAATACCAACCGAAATTTCCTCGGCTTTGAAATTGACGAGGGGTATTGCAATTTAGCTAATAATAGATGTAAAACTTTGTAAACTATTTTACTTTATTTTGTTGTAATATATTTTAAAATGTGGTAAAATAAAGAAAATAAATTATTGGAGGAATTTTAATATGCCACAGGTGAAATATGTCGAAAGAACAATTTTTCTTCTGGAAGGTTTTGAAGTAAGAATTTTCAAGAATGGAAAAGATGCTAGAAGTGAATTACAATTGCCAGTAAACTATGTAGGAGAAAGAGCAACTAAAAATTCAGCAACTGTTTCAGCATTTAAAAACAAATTTAAAAAACAATTTGCGGGTTATGATATAGAAGTATATAATAATTTAGGTGAAAAACAACGTGGAAATGTATTGCTGAGTACAGTGAGGGATACATATTTAGAAGATTAAAATAAAATAAATTTTTGGAGGAATTATCATGACAAAACAGGAAATATTTGAAGCGATAAGCAAAAGTCCAGCATTTCATTTGGCAACACTTGACGGCGACCAACCAAGAGTAAGAGGAATGTTGCTATATAAAGCTGATGAAAATGGCATAATTTTTCATACAGGAACAATGAAGGATGTATTTAAGCAACTAAACGAAAACAAAAAAGCCGAACTATGCTTTAATACTAACGGCGTTCAGATAAGAGTACGAGGCGAGTTGGAGCTTGTTGATGATAATAATTTGAAAGATGAAATATCAAACCATCCTTCAAGAACTTTCTTAAAACCTTGGCGAGAAGGCGGAGAACTCAATGATTTTTATAAAACCTTTGCAGTTTTCAGAATGAAAAATGGTATTGCAGTTACATGGACAATGGAAACAAATTTTGCTCCTAAAGTGGACATTCAGCTTTAAAATCTAAACATATTAATACAAACCGTCAGAAATGGCGGTTTTATTATTGCTTGAAATTATGGTGTCAAAATGAATAATAACCTCGAATTCCACCTCAAAAACCTAATAAAAACCAACGAATTATATAAGTTTTACAAGTCAACTGCGTGGATAAATCTGCGTGAGGAGGTTCTCAAGGAACAGCACAATGAGTGTCAGCTCTGCAAGGCTAAAGGTTTATACACCAAAGCGACAACAGTACATCACATAAACTATGTACGGCACACGCCAAGGCTTGCGTTGAGCAGGCTCGACGACCAAGGCAAGCCTAATCTTATCGCAGTTTGTGCCACTTGCCACAACGAAATTCACAAATCAAAATATAAAGGTTTCACCAATGAAGAACGCTGGTGAAGCCTTTTATTATTGTAGTAATTAAAAGAAGTTTCGCAGAAAACTTCCAATGAACTTGCTTGCAAGTTTTATATACCCCCCCACTAAAATAAATCATTATTTTTTGACTATGACAAGACCGAAGGGGTAATCGACAAAACCGATGCCTCACACGCACGAGGGAAAACAAAAGAGAGGTGAGAAAATTGACGGCAAAAAAAATACGGGAATCTCTGATAATTCAGCTAAAGCAAAAAAACGCAAATGTCAGCCACTTTGAGAGCCTCATTGACGATTATGTTTTTTATTGGCAAAAGGAAAAAGATATGCAAAAGGACATTAAAACGCACGGCTTGAAGTACACAAGAATATCGGCTCAAGGCTATGATATTGAAGTCGAAAATCCAGCTGTAAAATCAGCTGTAATGTACAACAAGCAAAAGCTCTCAATCCTCAAAGAACTCGGCTTGTCAACAAATAACTGTGCAAGTGGTGCTGATGATGAACTATAATGTTCAGGGTTATATTGACTTTGTCAGAAGTGGAAAAATTGAAGTTTGTGAGGAACAAATACTCCTTTGCAACTATGTTGAGAAGATTTTTTCAGAGGAAAATTTATTTGTCAATAAAGAACAGCTTGAAAAATATTTTAGCTATCAGAAGTATTTTCCTTTTGAGCTTTTAGCGTGGGAAAAGTTTTGCTTTGCACTTCACAATTGCGTTTATCGTGAGGACGGTCAGCTTCGTTGGCCTGTTCTTTTTGTTTTAGTTGGGCGTGGTGCAGGAAAAAATGGCTATCTTGCGTTTGAGGATTTCTGCTTGCTCACCCCCACCAATGGCGTGAAATACTATTTTATTGATATTTTTGCAATGAGTGAAGACCAAGCGAAAACCACCTTTGAAGATGTTTATAATGTGCTTGAGGATAACAAGCAGAAGCTTAAAATTTATTTTTATTGGAACAAGGAAGTTATAATAAATCTCAAAACAAAATCAAGGTTGAAATTTCGCACAAGCGGGATTAAAACCAAAGATGGTGGTCGCCCAGGGAAGATTGATTTTGACGAATATCACGCATATGAAAATATGAAAATCGTCGATACTGCCACAACAGGACTGGGGAAAAAGCCCCACCCTCGCCGAACAATTATAACCACGCAAGGTGATGTTCGAGATGGGCCACTCGACACGCAGATTTCAAAAGCTATTTCAATTTTGAAAGGTGACATTTCCGACAATGGAATGTTGCCTTTTATTTGCAAGCTTGACAACAAAGATGAAATCAAAGATAAAACAAAGTGGGAAAAGGCAAATCCTAGCCTGCCATTTTTCCCGACATTACGGCACGAGCTTGAAATTGAGTTCGGCGACTATCTGCTTGACCCAGTCGGAAATGCCTCGTTTGCGACCAAGCGAATGAACATTCCACAAGGGGATAAAGATGTCGAGGTCACAAGCTGGGAAAACATTATGGCAACAAAAAAAGCTGTTCCCGATTTAACTGGACAGCCTTGTGTTTGGGGTTTGGACTTTGCGACAACCGACGACTTTGTGGTGGCACTGCTTTTGTTCAAGCAAAAAGAAATATATTATTGCATATCTCACACATGGGTTTGCAAGCAATCGAGGGACTTGCACCGCATTAAATATCCCATTGAACAGGCTGAACAAGAGGGCTTGCTCACGATAGTTGATGATGTGGAAATAAATGCTGAAATCCCTGTTGCGTGGCTTTATGAGCAATCC